GGTGGATCCAGAAGAGCCAGACGATACATTCCGCGTTCCTACAAACGCAAAGCTAGAGCTTACAGACGTATGCGTAAATCACAATACTATTACAGAGACCAATATGCAAAACGAGGATCTGAACAATCAAAGGCAATGTTCGGCGCTGACTGGAACACTGCAAACGACCAGCAAAAGGCACTGCGACGTGCATTCAGATATAAAGGAGCCGGAGAATACTACGGAGACGGTGGTTACTGGGGTGACACAGTCAAACCCTGGCTCCAAAGAAACGTCCCAGCTGGGACTTTTGCGTCTCTTGGAGAAACATACGCTGGGCCGCTTGGAAAATGGGCCGGTTCTAAACTTGCTAACTATGCTGGTTTTGGGGACTATACTGCTAATCAGCTTATTGACAACGCTACGCCTACTCAAGTATCGGTAAATAGTTCATCCAAAGAACAAGATTTATATGTCGAACATACCGAATTCATTGGTAACATAACAGGTACCTCAGCGTTCACTACAACCACATATATTCTAAATGCATCACACTCGGTTACATTTCCTTGGTTAAGTCAACTTGCAAAACTATATGAGCTATATGAATTCCAAGGATTAATATTCCAATTCAAACCTCTAGCAACTGATTACTCTACAAACGCATACCTTGGAAAAATAATAATGGCAACTGCATATGACCCTTACTGGACAGGATTCAGTACTTCAATTCAAATGGAAAATTATGCATATGCAAACAGCGGCAAAATTACTGATGGACTACTACACGGTGTCGAAACAGCATTGAGCCAAAAACCAGTTAACCTTCTATACAATCGTGTCAACAACTTAATAGAAGGTACAAGACCAGCCGATCTTTCAGATTTAGGTCAGTTTGTTGTTGCAACAGAAGGTATGCCATCAACAGGAACTGTAGGTGAACTGTGGGTAACTTACAAAGTACGTCTAAGCAGACCAGTTTTCATAGACAAAACAATTGCTAAATTGGGATGCATTGGAGCATATCAAAACACAGGTAGTTCAAATCTACCTCCTTCTCTAGACGTAAATACAGGATGGCAAACATATACAAGTGGACATCAATTTGACATTGCATCAACGACAAAATATATGCAACTCATAAACAACGCTTTGGCTCCCAATACAACATACTACTGGATGATACCTTTCACCATTATCGTAGGCGGTACTTCCAGTGGTCCAACGGTATCAGCAGTTAATATATCAATGGACCCTTTAGTAAATGGTACCGTAACTAGTACAGCGGGAACAGTCCAACTGACAAGCGATAATGTACTAGGTAACGCCAACTTAAGCTGGCCATCCTCAGTAGTCAATATGAATGTAATAGCCCCAGGCACCCCAGTACTTAATAATGCTGCAGCGACAGAAATGGGTCACTCAGGAACGTTAATATGCACCATTACAACAAACAACATAGGAAACGGGGCTAGAATTCTATTCACATACACATCAACTAACGCTGCATTCAGTGGTGTTAAATGGGCCATGGTCTTCTACCCACAATTAATTACACAAGCAGACTACAATACCTTATACAGTTCAACGTTTAAATTTCTATAATTCTATAACATTATAACGATCAGTTGACATCTTTGTGTAATTGGGATGCTCATTAGCAAACACAACTACATGAGGAACAACTTTTAACACTTTCATTGTACTCTGGTATTTTGTAGAAAACACTAACCGATCCTTTAGGTCTTCCAAAAATCGATATTGGAGGTATTCCATTCCCGTACGGCTGACATTAAAAAGAAAAACAGACTTAGTAGGGTCCAGGGCATATGCCATGTCAGCGTAACCAGCCGGATGAATAATCTGACAACGGTCGGGATTCTGACTATAGTACCAACGAACAAACCAAGACTTGCCTTTACCGCCCTGTTTATCAATGTAAAAAAGAACACTGCGATCATCTTCGCATTGAGAGTTCAGTGCATCATTCAAAGCAATCTGCCACTCACGAGCTTCGCCTGTTTGAAGAATAATTGCCGGTGCACGGAGTTCTACCAACTTCATAAAATTGCTTGGATAGCGCAATAGAGCCATCGGCATCAGAAGTGCAACTTCCTCTTCAGTAGGTGCTCGTTTCTCTTCTTCGATGAACATGTCCAACCATTCAATTATCTCCTGAACATCATTTCGACCTTCCTGACGGCTGTTAGCAACAGAAACTGGAATCTCACCATATTCAACAAAATCGCCGTCCTTATGGCAATATGTACGAGCTTGAATATGAGTTCCACGAGCTGACTCAAGATGGGCATGTTCAAATCCAGCAATCTTCTTCGCAGCAGACAGTGTAAACCGACGCTTAAAACAGACATAACCTTGTAAGTGGCGTGTACCTGAAGCACCGACCTCACGCCCATAGGTAAGATATTGACACGCATCGGACACACCGAAAGTAGCAAGCTGATCTTCCGTCAACGGTGTGTAATTGTTGATGGTAAACACCCAACGTGCCGATCTCGACATTTTATGACACAAAAATGTACATGTCCGTGTCTGCCACGGAATTCGATAGAACATAACGGTGTTCGGGTTGTCGGAGTTGACCACGACTGAGTTGACCACGACTCAACGAACACTAACGACTATACGTACGTAAACAAGTATTAAAAAATATTATTTAGCTAACCGTTATAAACTCCGCCTAATGGCGAGTCGTACTAGCGATGGTGGTGGTGGAGGGGTCGCAAGGTAATACTAGCTTGCGACCTCTCATAATTTTTACCATCAGCCAAAATGAACTCACCCCTCCGTCCGCTCACGCTTTTTCAGAACGAGGCCCCACTCGATGAGATCCGACAGCTAGTTGTCCGTACATACTTGAAGAAAGATACTTATAAAGGTTCGAAGGCATCGATGGATTTCCTCGGAGAGAATGTTGAAGTCACTGTGCCTAGCTGGAAAGATCTCGAGGACCTTTGGAAAGATGAGTGGGGAAATATGTGTGAGGATTTCGTATATCAAGACAATCGATTCCCTACAACTCCGGTCAAACATGTCCATCACGATGAACTCCGTCCTTACATGCGTTTCATTGGAACTGAATGGTTCACCCGTGATTTCGCAAAGGACCTCGATGAGATGCTATTCCGCATCGACTGGATGGATGAGTACATTATGAATCTATTCGAATGGAGTGCTGATAATGGAGATAACACACGTGCAGTTATGCTTAGTGACTAACATCGCAAATTAATCATCATCTGATTTAATCTCCTAGTTTCTTCTCTAATTTGTTGACGAATTCTTTCAATGTGGGCAGCCTCAACATTCACATCACGAAGGTACCCTCGATAATGCATCATAGATTCCTTATAATCTTCAATTTCCTGCAACAAATCTCTAATTCGTTGCTTTTGACGATTAATCTCAGAGGAATTTCTTATGGCAGCAGAAGCATTTGCTAATTGAACCTTTTCTTCTGGTGATATCAACTCTTTAGGAGATGGACCCCACTTCCTTTTAAGATTTGACAACACAACCGCAATGCTGCTTGGATAATATGGATTTTTACTCTGAGACTGTAATGTATTAAATGCAACAGCACCGTTCGGTGGTTTAAAATCTTCTTGTGTATGAATTCTACCTCTATTCATTCCATCAAGAACTTCTTCATCATAAGGACCTTGTTGCAAATACATTTTATTTCCACGACCATCTTGATGAGAATCCTGATCACGTTCCAACAGTCGCTTAGAACGGCGAACAGGAGAATTATCAGGAGTGACAATAGGACCTGATAATCGAATAACTGGGCCACGCTTGGAGCGATTAATGATTTCCCATTCACGCTCATACCATTCATATGGTCCAACGCCATGAAGACCGTGACCTTCCTGAAGATTGAAATTCGCCTCCCACCAACGATCGTCGGACACGGAATGAAGATGAGTTAATAGTCTTTTAACCGAATCTAACCAACGATCCCATGTTTCAGCGCTGCGCATTCGACGATACCATTCGGGATCACCTATAGGTAATACCGAAGCATGACGACGTTTATGCGAAATTAAGTCTTCCATACCTTCAATGGCATCATCAAGGACAGGAATAACTACACGATGAGACGCTGAGGATTCCTGCCATGCTGCATGGATCCTGATCATAATCCACTCTTGGACATTAA